AGGTAGAGAAGGTTCCCATTTAAAAATAGTTTTATTGTGAATAAGCGCTAATAAATCTTCTCCATAGTTAAGAAGTCTCCATTGCGCAGGTTCAATAATAATATTTGACGAGGCACTTGCACTACCCCAGCCCACATAGTTTGTGGCATCGTAAGTAGTAGTGTCATCCGCATGAGTGGCCGTTACAGTTCCATTGGTTGCTCGAGTAATTCCGTTTAAGGTGTTGCTCGTGATACCAGTATAGGTAATTAATTCAGATTCAACGAGAATGGTACCGGCAGCAGTGAAACCTGTGGTGCTAGTTAAAACAATATCAGTTCCTGATCCTCCTGTCCCATAGGCATTATTGGATAAGGACCCATCTAAAGTTGTTTGAATGAGAGGAATAGTTTGACCACTCCAAGTATTCGTACCCCAGCCATATCCGTAAGTTTGAATAAGAGGACCAATCACATAATAAAAATCAATGGTGGTAGTTCCACCACTTCCAGCTCCAGTCGCTGCACTTCCCATGGTTATTTCTATTGTCGTAGCAGTAGGAACATCGGCTATTTCAAAAAGAATATCTTCAAAATCACTATCACTAAACCCGGTTCCCGTAGGTACTGTTACAGCATCTAATAAAATAATATCTCCGGCCTCTGCGTCGTGGGCCGTGGATGTTGTAAGAGTGACTGTGGTTGAAGTGTCCACCATAGTGAACGTGGCACTCGTTTGTTGACGAGCTGTATCAAGAGGAGTGATATCATAGAACGCACCTTCAAAATAAATATAAAGGCACTTATTGGTTCCAATGGCTGCGTACTTATTACCAGCTAGATCGACCCAGGTATGCTGGTCACGCCCTGCACCAATCAAGTTTTTGTCAACCAGTTGTTCCCAACCTCCTATTTTTTCAGGAAAGCCATAGCGAAATCGGGTGTAATCTGCGTTCACCCATTTCCCTTCGGCTCCTGTGTCTGAGGATTGTTTGTCTAATCCTGGTATTAGTCTGATTTTATGTAGCATAGAAAATCCGTTTCTATTACAAATATACTATATTTTTAGCTGGATCAATCTTTACTTGGACCAATAAGCAAAACTTAAAGATACTCTTTTACCTAGAGGCACACATTGATGTGACATAAAACATGGAATATAAACCACATCTCCTGGATCCATGGGAAATTCTACACGATCCACAATCCACCGGCTCTTGCCTTGACACTGTAGAATAAAGTTAAAAGAGGGATCCTTGTGTCTTCCGAAAACTGCTGCTTCTTCATCAGGACTATAATAAACATGCACATCTCTCCGTAGATAATTTAAGTTACATATCTTAATAAAAAAATCACTCAAAGTTTTAAACTTCTTTTTATAAGCAAAAGCATTAATCATTACCAAGGATAATTCACGGCCGTCTATTTTTTCTGGGATATGGTCTTTTCCTCCATAAAGCTTGCCTGCCGGAGTAATAGCTTCAACGTTAGGGAGATCCTTTTTTAGGATGTCTACATCTGAATAATTAAATATGTTTTCTTCAATAAGATTCTTAAAAAATTTAAATTTCTTTGGGTTTGTAATTTTCATTAAAAATAATTTATTCCAATATTAACTCGGATCTGTTGGTTCGTACACGTGGTACTAGAATGATATTCTGATCCATCAAAAAAAACAATTTGATTTGCTTTACTTTTAATTTTGTTATTGTTTTTGAGAACGGTAAAACCATCGTTAGTATTAATGGAATAAATAGCAGCTTGATGAGGAAAGTTATAGTCTATATGTGGAGGATGTTGATGCAGTGTTAAGGTATGAGTGTAAAGATTAGCCTTGATTCGAATTAAAGCTTTAGGAGCCAACTTATTTAAAAGAGGGGCCAAGATATCCATCTGGTCAGAGTTAAATTTATGATCTAAATAAAAGACATGGGTCATGTAAAAAAGATGACTTGTTTTTTCTTTAAGATTATCGTGATGAGCTACCTCAGAGTTGTAGTACCACGGAAACGAGGAAGATAATAAAGTTTTTTGAATAGATTTAAAAGAAGCGTCCTCTAAAAAATTTGTTATAATTCTATTTTTTCTCATTTTCTAAAACAAGCAGGAAGACCTAAATGGGGTCGGCTATCAAAAAGACTATTGTTTTTTTGTGCTACTTTCGGTGTATTATAATGAAGGAAAACTTGACCACAATTTTCTCCTTGAAATTCTTCTCTCCAGTGTTCAACCTTACAACCCGCATAAAGAAGGGCATCTCCTTGTTGAAGATTAATTTCTGTGCCCTTCTTATTAAGTTTACCAGAAGACTCTAAATAGATTGGCCATGAATCCCCTCCTAAAAATATAGTCACTGAAACCTGACATGAAAAACGATCCTTATGGCGTCTTAAAACATCTCCTTTTTTATAAAGTCGAGCAAAAGAATACATGGGAACTAATTCAAGTCCCGTATGTTTTTCTATATCGGGTCTTGTTTTTTCTAATAAGGTTTCCATAGCTACATCTCCATAATTACAATACGTATTCAAAACTTGAGGATTTGTCCACATTCCCCACTCCTCTGCATAGGGCGAAAGATAGCGTTCCTTAAACAAGGTGTTAGCTACTTCTCTTTTCATAGAGAAATAGTTAAAAAGAAAATTAGATAATTCTTTAGATGCCAGATTTTTAACAATAATATAATTTTGTTTTTTAAATGTCATATATTTAATTTAACATTTCCCGCCACCGTGGTTCTTGTTCCCTTATAATTAAAATGCATAACGGTATGCCTTAAATCCGCGGGAAATATAAACATCGTATTAACTTCAGGGAAAAAAGAATGTTGTGTATTCACGCTCCATTTATCTTCTCCATATATAAAACTTAAGGTTCCAGGATCAGCCGCATTAGTTGTATTCTTTTTACCCTCCTCTTTCAATCTTTTAGGAATTTCTAAAATAAGTACAAAAGATAGATGACAGTTGGTATGAATATGAATAGGATTATATTCTAATTGTTTTTGAAAATTAATCCAGACTTGAGTGACATGATGATCAAAACCAAGGTTACTATTTTTCTTAAATTGTCTAAAACCATCAACCCACGTATTAATATAGATGGCGAATTCTTGTCGTATCCATGGACACTTGTGAAGATCATAGAGTAATTCTTTTTGGATTTGACCAACCAATTGATCATAATGAGATCTTTTTAATTTTTTACCTACAGTCAGTAATCGTTTACAAAAATTATCATCCACTTTCATCCAAGCTAAATAAGGCCCAAACGGAATATAGGTATGAGTTGATAAAATAGGAGGTTGCATGGTTATTAAATAAAGGGTCCACCTAAATGCCAGCACACCAGACTATAACGTTCACCTCGAGTTACAGGTTTAATCCGATGCCATACGAAACTTGGAAAAACCACAATGGATCCCCGTTCCCGAACAGGCTCACAAATTTGAGGCTTTGTTTTGTGTCTATTTTTGAAATCAAATTCTAATTCTCCTCCTTTATATTTGGTAGGAGAAGACAAGGAAGCAATTAAACTAAGTTTTCTTATTTTACCAGAAAAGTCGCTATCCGTTCCATAAGGACTTTCCCATGAATCACAATGCCAACCGTAATATTGCTTCTTCGTGTAATAAGTAAATTGAATGGGTTCAGACCAGTCCCATTGAAAATTCCACCCAGCGTTTTGATTAGCCATTTTGAGATAAGGATGAATGTGTTGATAAATCCAGGGATCACTTATCCATGCGACCGTGGAGTCTCTTTGTTTCTTCAAGGATCGATGTTCCTTTTTCGTTAAAGGATCATTAGTAAGATTTCGATTTCGTCCTATATTACCTGTAACTGCAAGTTGTTTATTTTGTTCTTTTCCATAACGAATAATATGGTCGCAGGTGTAATTAGATAAAGCTCCTGGAAACACCCAATAATAGTTTTGTAAATTCATATTTTTTCAACCTTAAAATTAAACGAAAGGGTAATCCTACTTTGATTACTTTTATTGGATTCCACATAATGATCCAAATGAGCAGGAAAAATAGTTAATAAAGAAGATACAGGTTGTAAAGCATATTTAAAAGTATTAATAGTATTATACTTTTTCAAGGACTCCCTCCAAAAACAAGATTGATATTCAAACAATTTATCAGGATTAATAAAAACAATTCTCCCTGAATTTTTAGGGACAGTAATATAATAAGAACATGCAAAGTGAGCTCCAGGATGACTATGTTGTAAATTATAATGATGCTTGCCATTAATACTAAACCATAAATTTTCAATCTTAATTCCATATTCATAATTAAGTTCATATTGATCTATATGATGTCTCAATGCAGGCATACATTCATTTTGAAATTTTTGTATCAAAGGATCATCTAAATCAACAGGTTGACTTTGAAAGCCTCCTTGGTTGGATACTATTCTTCCTTTGGTCTTCTTTAATTTTTGAGCAATCTTTTCTAATTTTTTATTTGTAATTGTATTATCAAGACGAGTGGTTTGTATGAAAGTAGCAAAAGGAAGAAGAAAAGTATGAGGAGAGGTCATTTAGCCTCCAATAATATATTTCCTGCCACAGATAAACGAACATCGGTAGATGTATAAAAAGGATGAAGCGCATGAACAAATAAAGAAGGAAACATAATTAAACTTCCTTCGTCCAATTGCGATAAACTAAATTCATGAAAACCCAATGTTCCATGTACCATGGGATAAATAAATTGTAGTTGGGAGGCATGTTTACTATCACCTTCTAATTCTTTTTTAATATCATATGGAATTTGAATCCAAATATTATAACTTAATATACCATCATGATTATGCATGGGCAGAAATTCATAACGTTTTTGAACATTTATCCAGGGAGGAGCAACAAAGAAGGGGGAGTTTTTATTTAGAAACTTTAAGGTTTCTATGTACTTAAATTGTTTTTCATATTTATCTGCACAATAAAGAACATATTCTTTTAATTGAGGAAAACATTTTTCAATAAGAAAATGCTTAGGAACTCCTCTACCACTTAGTCCAGATTTCATTTCTTTTAATTTCTTAACATTTTGACACTCTTCCTTTAATTTTATAAAGAGATCAGTAGGGAGTTGTGTTTGTAAAAATCCGTAGTTCTTGACATGAATAAATTCTGTCATTTAATCTTAATACTGTTGAGGATACATAAAATTAGCAGAAAAGAAAACATTCATATGTTTTTTCACATTTCTGGAAATAAAATATCTTTGATCAGACGGAAAAATGACATACTTACCTGTTTCCAAAGGAATATGCCAAGTTCGAGCAGCTCGTCTGTGATCACTATACTCCATTACAAATTGACATGAATCTCTCATAACATTTACACCAAGAACAACAGTAAAATCATTTGAATCTTTTAGGGTAAGAGGATGTATTTGTGTTCGACTATATGATTGTTCGTACTGTTGATACAAATTTCCCCACTCTAAAGTTGGAATAAGAGTTCTACTAGTCTTTGGGAGAGATGCATAGTTTCCTTTTAAACCAAAAAAATCTCTAAAATACTCGTGTATTTTTTGTACATTGGGAGAAGTACTAACAAAATAATCTTCAAAGCTATAGTCTTTTGAATTTTTACTTATTCGTTTTCCTAAAACATAACTTTCAAATATTTCTGTTTGAAGTTCTTTGGGCTCCCATTTAAGTCCTTCAATTTTTCCTACATATATATCTAACTCGCTTAATACTTTCTTTTCCATCGCGAACGAATATAAAGAATTTTAAATTAAATGTAAAGTTGATTTAGATAAAAATCTTCCAGGATGTAGTATCTTCATCCCATGTATAGCTTTTTTGTTGGGACTTTTCTTCTTCGGTCAAGTCAGGTGCTGAAGATGGGGCTTCCCATAAACAACTGGTTTCGTTTAAAATCCAGCTTGGGTAAGGTTGTGAATATAAGAAAGCATCTTTACTTGGGTCATAGGTCATTGCGGTTGCAGCATAATTTTTTCTGAACGGAGTTCCACCTAATGCATGTACTCCCCCGTGAGTATTGTAGGAAGTTTGTTTCCACCAAGCCCATCCATGCAAATTATTTAAAAACTGAATGCCCGCTTCTTCCGTAAGACAATCACTGTCTGCGACTACATGAACTGTTAGTACTATGTTATCTTCTGTTAATTTTGCAAAATGTGCCATAATTAATTAAATGTAAATGTTGCTACAACCCTCCTTTTATCAGGACTATAGTGTCCCACCGCATGAAAATAATCTCCACTAAAACATGACGTCTTAAATTGCTCCGCTTTTATTTTCTTTAAAACTTTAAGCTTCATTGATTTAGGAATTTCATCCTTTTCACCTTTTTTATATCTTTTGTCAAAGATATAAGTTGGGCCATCAGAATTAGTCAAATACATTATTACATTATAAAACTTTTTATCGGTATGATCAACATGAGGTTGGGTATATTTTTCTGGGAAGTAGAGTTGTTGATTTAAGGCTGCTCTCAGAAGATTTTTAAAAGAAAGTTTATGTTTCTGACAAAATCTTTTAAGAATAGGTATGAAAAAATCGTAGGATCCCGAACGAATTTCATCAATACCTCTTCGTTTAATCGTATGACTTATCGTAGGATACCCTTCTTGGGTTGTTTTTTGTTCGTAAAAGAATGGCATCCGTGTTCCTAAAATATCATTTTGAATGGTGCTTTTTTCGTGAGAAGTAAAAATATTATGATCTTCAATAATCATTACTGATACAGATATCTAATCCATACCACTCCGCTACCACCGCTGCCACCGGCAGAGCCGTTTACGTTGCCACCACCGCCACCACCTGTGTTAGCTGTGCCTGCAGTACCTGGATTTCCTCCTCCGCCAGTACCGCCAGATCCAGCGACAGAAGTATTAAAACCTCCTGATCCACCGCCGCCGCCACGTGTTACATCTGTTGCTGAAATTTCTGAGGGAGATCCATCTCCGCCACCGGATCCTTGTGGTTGTTGATCTTGACCGGCTTGAGAAGCTCCTCCGCCTCCACCTCCAGCGTCGGGGCCACCGGGACCACCAGTACCTCCATCGTTGCCTTGGGATGGAGATACAGAAGGAGTATTTCCTGTTCCTCCAGGAGCGTCCTGATTGGTTGAACCTCCACCACCGCCCCCGGATCCACCGGGATCACCATCTTGGGCACTTGAATGTCCACCTATACCACCATATCCTCCATGTGCTGAAGTAATAGTAGAAAAAACTGCATCATTTCCTGCTTGATTTGTGCCGCCTCCGCCACCTACTGTGACTGTATATTGTTGAGCTGTTACTTCTAAACCACCACTGCCTGTTGCAGGATAATTTTGTCTAAATCCGCCAGCGCCGCCACCTCCTCCAACTTGAGGACCGCCGCCACCGCCGCCACCAACAACTAAATAATTTACTGAATTAGATCCAGCTGCATTTCCCGCATCTGAAACGGTAAGAGTAGATGTAGATTGAAATTCATGTATTTTAAAATTTCCAGAGGTAGTTTCTGTTCCCCCTGATGCAGCAACAAATGCAGGAGTTAAACCACCACTTCCAAACCCTAAAACTTGATATCCAAAAGACATATGTTAATTCTCCTATCCGTCGTTAGCTTCGTCTGTAGTATAAAATAATTTGATTCCTAGTACTCGTGCCTCAC